CCTTCTCTGCTATCGCTGACGTGGTCCGTGGCACCAACTCTTTTGGTCAACCTCTCAATACACCTTACACTGAAACCTCAACCCAGCACTTAATCTCTGGCGCTACACCAATTCCCCCAATAGTCAACCAACTGGCCGACATTGTTAAGACTGCTCTTGGCGCTCCCGCTAGGGGAAAGATTAGAGATTTGTCTGATGAAATCTTTCGAGCCGTGGGTATCTCTGTTTTAACTGGCGCTCCCAATCAACTGGAAAAGAATATCAATGCCCTCACTTCTGACTTCAATGAGTGGAGGTCTTACGCTAAAACAATTATGGAGAACCCCAAAGCCAGTCAAGCCGCCAAGGAAGACGTGGCCAACCAATTGATTGAGAAGCGCAATAGATATGTAATAGAGGTTAAATCTTATTTGCAAAATAACACGGACACTAAGCCAGAAAACCTTGACATCACTAGCCAAGGAATTGTCAATGGCATATTAGGAAACTTTGCCAATATCGTTTCTGGTTATCAAGCTCCTACTCTAACCACTACCCTATCAACCACCACTACCCCAGCTGGCAAGATTGACTTATCCACATTGACTGGCAAATCAGGTAAGGGAATCAAATTAAAGAAGACAATTTCAAAGGCACCAGCCCCCAACAAGATTAAGTTAAAGGCGCTGGCGAAAAAGAAATCATCTTCAATTCAAAACATTAAGCCATTGACCCCGCTTCGATTATCTGGCCCCACCCTCTCTCAACCGAGCAAGGGTATCTCTTTATCCAAGGTCCGTTCCATCAAGGCCCCCGCTGTGCCAACTCTTTCATAGTCCCCGCCGCCGCCACCATTCGGTGGTGCTACACCATTCGGTGATTTGCCCTATCCTTCAATCCTTTCTGTTAGTTGTGATTTGACATTATCCAAATAATTTCCTATACTTTTCTTAGTTATAAATTAAAACGCCAAATGCTCAAAACAATTTTCTTTTATATAAAGAAGTACACGGTAGGAAGTCGCGCCCACTTCGTCACCGTCAGAGAATGGCAAACAGGGCGAAGTTATAAATTATTAGTATATTAAAGCCTATGACAAATCACACTGTATCAATGAAGGAATACAAACAGCTTAAGGCTAAGGCTTGGGTGTATTTCGTTTTAGTTATCATTTTATTTTTAGCCTTCCTCTTAAAATAATGACCAACACAAAAGAACTAAACAACAAAAGAAATCAAAGGGAGACCACTCCCAAGGGTCCAGCCTTCACCCTATCCACTAAGGCAATCCGCTACGTCTTCAAGTACCAGCCAACAGCTGAAGACCGAGCAATTAAAAAAATGTTGGCGTCATTAAACTATTAAAAACTATGACAAGAATAACCACAAAACAAATTTGTGCCAATATAAGGGAAGAAATTAAAAGGATTGACACCCTTCAAAACCTCGACGACTTCACCGAGTCAGAAGAATATCGCGAACCCCTAAGCCTTGACGTTACAATTGAGGTCAAAATACTTTTATCATGTGGAGGCCCTGGAGATGGTTTCAAACTTCGCTTCTCTAATGGCGAACTGTTGGGCGGTGTTTATTATATGGCCGATTGGGGAGAATATAAAGAAGAAAACTTGCTAAGTGATGAAGCCCAAAAGGTTTATGACTTTTATTTATCAGGTGACATTGAGTCATTTATGGAGGCACAAAAATGAAAACATTAAAAGAATTCAAGGACCTTATACAAATCAAAGACGTCGAAGGAAATCACACCTATCTATCCGCAGAAGTTGAGGGCGTGAAGTATGGTCAATCGTTCCATAATACCGTCTACACCAGGGAAGGAATGATAAACGAGTTTTGTATATTTTACTATCAACTTTATCAATCCGACCACGTAGACCGAAAGGAGGCGGAGGGCTTGCCCTATTAAAACCATGACAAAAACAGTCGAACAAATAGAACAGTATTACGCTATCTTCGCCAACTATGGCCGAGGAGTTGAAGAAGTCTGCGCCGCCGAAAACTTAAAAGACGCCCGTCGACTTCTTAAAGAATACCGCGACAATGAAGGGAGCGCACCCCATCACCATATTAAAAACGTGCGTATTTATAAATTAACTAAATTCACTAGAATATGAAACTACAAAAACCAAATAAAAAGCAGGTGATTATCACCGCTTCCGTCTTTTCTTTTATTGCCTTAGTTGTCGGCTTATACTACGGAGTCAAAGCCATTGACAAATTTTTTGCCACAAATACCGTCATCTTTTCGCCACCCGTCACGGTCAAGACTCACGCCCCCATCGTTATCAAGTCCCGCGCCAAGATAAAAGAAGAAGAGGAATGGAACAAGACCGCCGAAGAGTTGGCGACAAAGTGCGTCAATGATTATCTTAACCCGCCCCAAGAAGTAGAGCAGGAGAGCGCGCAGAAGGCCGCTATTAGCCCTTCAGTGTTCTTTGATACCATCTGGTCCAATGAATCAACCAGAGGCCGTGACGTGACGCCTAGCGCCTTGCATTTATATTGTCGGGCGCGTGGTCTGTGGAATGAGATAGGCTACAACCCACAAGACAAATTTTGTTTTAAGGACCGAGACCATGCCGAAGCAAAAATAAGATTGTGGTTGATAGAGAATTGCCAGAATAAAACAATGGCGCAGTGTCTCTGTTACTACAACGAAGGCCGAAACAGTGCGAGCTGTGCATATAGTGAAGGCGACTTGAAAAACGCTAACTAAAGCGTTAGATTTAATTAAAGCCCCCCGCCATTAGTGGGGGCTTTTCTTTTGGTTGTGCGATAGCGGGCGGACGCTTTGAAGCTGTTGACGAAAAACGCTTAAGGCGCTTGTGCGCTTGTGCGTTGGGGTATGAGGGGGATTTAATCACTCGGTGTCTGAGCCATTTATACGATAACTTCCGCTAAATGTTGACATCACATAATCATTGTGTTAGTGAGTTATCCACATTCAAGCCCTGAGTTATCCACATTTCCACAGTCGCACAATCTACCTTTTGCGACGTTCTTTTGTGCCTATAACTTAAACGCTAGCGCACGAATAGACCTGTAATAATAAAGATGTGGCCACCCCTTCCGAATAATACCCCCCTATTGCTTTATTTTGACTCCCTCCCCCTACCCCTGAGGGGCTGAGGGGGTGGGGGCTGGACAGCGTGGGCGACGGCTGGGCGCTCACTCACTATTTGTCCACCCCTCGCCTTGCCTCACAAAAAAATTATAGGACATTATTTCTTACTGCTTAAATTTTCAATTCTCAAAGGATTCTCGCTGACAATCCTAAATGTTGTGATACCGTGCTTGTGAGCCAACCTAGAAGCTCTAGCGGTCACATCGTCCATCTCAGTAGCTTTAGCACCAAAAATCTCTTCAGCGTCCTCAATCGTAGCTGGCTCATTACTGCCTGCCTCAGGCTCTTTCAAGCTGTCAAGGAATTCTTTACCACTGATTAAAAGAGTTTCAGAGAAAGCTCGCTCAACGCCCAATGTTTCAAGCTCTTGAAAGATTGGCTCAAAGGCTGTCGCTAAACGAATTCGATAATCATTGTCGCCCGCCACGTAGTATTGGTGTCCTGTCTTAATCTTATTAAAAAGAAAAGTTATTTTATCTTTGTTTTTCATTGTACTTTTTAATGGTTAAAAGTGGGGTCAAAACACCCGTACATCAAAACCTCCGCCACCCCGCCATGTATATATATACATTGGCGGTGGCGGACGTTTGCTGTTTTTGCACCCTCTCCTTGGCGGAGGGTTGGCGGACGTTTTGTATATTTGAAGCTAAAAACCTCCGCCACGCACTTGGCGGACGTTTGGCGGAGGTCGGTCAAAAACCTCCGCCAAGGGGTCAAAAAAAATGAGGGGGTTGGCGGAGGTTTTGGGAGGCTTTTTTTATTCATCATCTTCAGTGTAAATTTCTCTTGTTTCACCCTGCCAGGTAAAGATTCTTTTGGCTTTATTGTTGGGGTCAGTGCCAGCGACGATACTGCCATTTTCTGTCATTTCTTTAATTGCCCGCTCCGCCGTGCGCTGGCTGATACCTTCGCCCTGAGCAATGTCTAGGAGGTCTTGGCGAGAGATTGAAGGGGTGGTCATAAAGGAATCTTCAAACACTTTAATTGCTTCAGCATTCTTCATCTCCTGGTCTACTACTTCACCTTTATATAGGATACTTTTAACCCGCGTCTTGCCGTCAGTTTGTGGAATCGGGACTACTTCTAATTCGACCAGAAATTTGTTGAGCTTCTCGGCGTCACCTGCTTTAGTTTGTTCCAGGGTAAATTCTGTTTTGGATTTAGGTAGGGCTTCAACGAAGAAGGCGGAATAGACTTGGGCCATGATATTGGTTGAACCTCTGGCACGTTGAGAAGAGGTGCGGGTCACTCCTGGCGCTGGTTTAGAGGCGTGGTGGAGGACGAGGATAGAGGTGCCAGGGAAGAGTTGGCGCATAGCGTCAAAAAATTTTTGGACATCACCTGCGGCGTTCTCATTGCCAACCATGACATCAGCAAAAGAATCAACGACGATGAACTTAATGCCTTCTTTCTTGACTTTACGAGAAGCGGCGCGGGCAATGGCTGAGTAACCGTCTTCAGATTCAGTATCAATCAATTCAAAATAATGTGGAAACTTTAGCCAGAAAATGTTTTTACCGCTCATCCCTAAACCTCTCATACGAGATTGAGTGCGGCGTTTAGTGTTTTCTTTGTCGATGATAAGGACCTTTTCTTTATTCAGGACTTTGAACTTATCAAGCCAGGGGTTGCCTGTGGTAATGGCGTTGGCCAGGGTGAGAGTATAAAAGGATTTACCAGTAGCTTCGGGACCAATGATAAAGCAGAAACCTTCAGAGGGGAGAACTCGGTCAACTAACCATTCTTCAGGTGGTAGTTGTTGGGCCATTATCTCCGTGCCTTCTTCAAAGGCATACTCAGCTGGTTCGTGAGCGGTCAGCCATTCGTCGAGAGTCCATTCAGGTAATTTATCAAAGTGTACCTTGGTAAAACCAGCAGTGAAAAATTCTGAGATGTCTTTGTAAGCGGAGGGCAATTCTTTAATGTAAGGGTCGGCGCCTGCTTCCTCTAGGGCGTGGTAGTATTTTTCCACGGAGGTTAAGCCTTCCTCGTCAGTGTCCAGGGTAATGAGAACTTTCTTGCCAGAGAGGGGTTCAGCTAATTTTGGGGAGAAAGTCTTTACGCCTGAGGTGCCTGTGACCGCGGGAATCTTTTCTTGCCAGAGACGGACACAGTCTGGTTCGCCTTCACACAAAACAACAACATCTTTTTCTTTAATCAGGTGAGCGCCGTAAAGGGCGGGGTGAGCGCCTTTGTCGGTGGAAAATTTATTGGGTCCGTCCATGTGGCGGTAGCGGTTATAGAGGGGTTCACCATTGGCGTCGTAAATCGGGATTGTGATTACATCTTCAGCAATGGTCCAGCGAAAAACTTTAGTGACAAATTCCTCATTGAGGCTGTGATTGTTGAGGTATTCGGTTGGGGTTGTGGGTGTCATAGTAAGTTATTTTGTTTAGCGAACTCAACGGCCTCTTTGAATCCGATTTTTTCTTTCTCCATTATAAATTTATAAGAGTCGCCAGTGGCTCCGCAGGCGAAGCAATAATAGGTATTTGTATTTTCATACATCGCAAAAGAAGGGTGGCTCTCGCCGTGGAAGGGGCAGCAGGCTAAAGTGGCTTTTCCTGTGCGCCTGATTGTTTTTCTATCGACGTCAAAAAATTCAAAGACAGTTATAATGTTGGGCTTTTTCTCCACCTTTTCAAGTGGGGTATTTTTTCTGAAATTTAATTTACTTTTCTTAAAAGGGTTAAGCATGTAAAATCAATTTACCTTTTTAGCGAGCGATTGTCAAGACCTGTCAGGTGGTGTCACCACTTGTCACTTGACAACAAGCGGTGGCTTTTGCTAAGATGGATTTAGTTATGAACGAAGAGAAAATTTTAACCCTACAAGAAGTCGCAGAATATCTGAAAGTCTCGGTAGAACAAGTCTATCGTTTCGTCAAAAGAGACGACAATCCATTGCCTGTAATCATTATTTCTGACAAGACCAAAAGAGTCCGAATGTCGGAGTTGCAGGCTTGGTTATCTCAACAAAAAGATGACCCTGAAATTAGTAATTCTAAGAAAGGAGGTGAACAATAAGATGTTAGGAAACGTCAAAGTTGAAATTAAAAAAGGCGGAGATTTTGACCCAGTCCCAATGGACAGATATACCTGTCAAATAGTAGATGTCAACCTGGTCTCCCAATTCAATCAATTCGTTGGAAAAGAAGAGGACGTCCTCAATTACCAATTCCAAATTTTAGATGACAAACCAATGCCAACTAAAGACGGAGAAAAAGAGGCTGCTACTACCAGAGGTAGATACCTTTGGAAGAGGTGCCGTCCCGCCTTCAACAGTCGAAGCTGGTTAGCTAAATTAGCCAAAGCTGCCTATGGTCGTGATTTGACCAATGCAGAAATAGACGCATTTGACCCAGAAGCCATTATTGGCAAACAGGTCGACGTCATGGTGGACCAAGCTGAAAGTAAAGATGGTCAAAAAACTTTTAACAATGTAGTTACGTTCAATAAGACCTTAAGACCTTTAGAGCCAGTGGCCGAGACTGAAGAAAGAAAAAGCGGAAATGTAGTTGAGAAATCATCTACACCTATCGCTCCTGCTCCTAGTGCCGATGAAGCTGAAAACTTCGTTGCAGGGCTAGAAAAAGAAGCGAAAGCACCTGAGGCTGAAACCGAAGAAGAAGGCGACGATGTCGCTGATTTGGAGGCCAAACTAGCCGCTGCTAAGAAGAAAGCAGCTGCGGCTAAACAGCCAGCAGTCAAGTAATATCTTGCTGTTTGCCTACTTAGGGTTGTGTCAGTCTAAAGGTGGCGATGGAAACTGAATATCAGAACCACCAACCCAAAAAGGGGCAGTGTACATTAAAAATTTTCAGTAGAGTCCCTGAATTGACAGGGTGAGAAACCCATCATCGGGAGTTGACCTCCATACCTCTGAATGGGTGTAGAGGGTGGGGCAGTGATTTCTCCCACTCTACTGTAAGTTTTTAATCAGGGCGAGTAAGGCTAGCCTTAATCGTGAAAGCGATTTTGAGGAACGTGGGTTCGACTCCCACCTCGTCCACGAAGTTATTATTTAATTAAAAAAATGGAAGATAAACAAAAAGTTCTGAACGATTATTATAAAGCCAAGCTCCAATTGGAGATATTGATTTTAGATGTAAAAGAAAAACAAGAAGAAGTTTTGAGGTATTTATCAGAACAACCAAATGAGAGAGCTGAAATTGAACACGCACGTTTTGTTATTAGAAAAACACCAATCTACGAATTTAGTGATGATATTAAAAAATTGGAAGCTGAAAACAAAGAAAAGATTGAAAAATTAAATTATGAAGTAAAATCGGCCAAACAAAATGCCCTTGATTTAGAAACTGTAAAAATTATTGGAGAATCCACCACCGTGGTGATGACAAAAAAATGATAATCAAAACTAAACTTTACGATGGAAATGTTGAATTGTTTTTTGAGAATTTCAAACATCTCTATACTTTTAATGGCAAAAAAGTAACGTCAGTTACCCAGGCTTTGAGCGTTATCAATAAACCTGCCCTTGTTTCCTGGGCCGCCAATTCAGCCATTGACTATGTTTCAACCCAAATAAGTCCAGGTAAAAGTTATGATGAGCTGGAATTACAGGCAATTTTTGAAGCAGGCAGAAAGAGCCATTACAATAAAAAGACTGAAGCTGGAAATATCGGAACCTTTGTCCATAAATGGGTTGAGGATTATATTAAAGGCACACCTCAGGGAATGCCAGTCAATGAGGATTTGAAAGAGGCTGTGGAAAAGTTTTTAGGTTGGGTGGATAAACACAAAGTAACTTTCCTGAAATCAGAGCAGCAGGTCTTTTCAAAGAAATATCTTTTTACTGGAACCTTAGACTTTATTTGTAAAATAGATGGTAAATTGTATATTGGCGATTTGAAAACCAGCTCTGGTATTTACCCAGAATACTTGGTCCAAACTGCGGCCTATCGTTTTGCTAGAACTGAAGAATTTCCTGAAGAAAAATATACTGGCCAATTGATTGTTCGTGTCGGTAAAGACGGTAGTTTTGAATTTGCTGTGATGAGAGATGACAACTGGTACCGAAAAATGTTCGTGGCTTTTTTGGCCGCGCTCAAACTTCAGGAGTCTCTTGAAGAAATTAAAGATTTTAAGGTCGATAGAGAATAATTTATGAAACAACCACAAGACGGTGATTTATTTCTTGTCATTGAAGGAGAAGGTACTTGTGACCAATGCGGAAAAGAAATAAAAGGAGAAATAATTCATTTTGAAAAAAGTGGTGATTTTTGTAGAGAATGTTTCGATATTGCCTGTAAAAAAAGAGTATGTTCACCCTCAGACCCTATCAGCAAGAAGCCGTAAATAAACTTCTTTGGTCTCAGAGATTCCCAGAGCCAGATATTTGTGTTCTTCCTACTGGCGCTGGGAAGTCGTTGGTGATTGCTGATATGGCCAACAAGTTAAATCAGCCAGTTTTGATTCTTCAACCGTCAAAAGAAATTTTGGAACAAAATATGGCCAAGATGGCCACTTATGTGGAAAAGTCAGAGATTGGTGTTTATTCTGCCTCAATGGGTAGAAAAGATTTTGGCAAATATACTTTTGCCACCATAGGCTCAATCTATAAAAGGCCAGGAGATTTTTCCCAATTCAGGCAGGTGATTATTGATGAGTGTCACGGTGTCAATCCTAAAAATCTCGATGGAATGTTTACTCAATTTTTGAATGGCATTGGCAACCCAAAGGTGGTTGGTTTTACTGCTACTCCTTACCGTCAGGACGTAATGTATGAACGAACAGAGTATGGTGAACTTTTAACGCATACTACCACAAAACTTATAAACAGGATTAAACAAAGATTTTGGCACCGAATTGTCTTCAATATCAATAACGAGGATTTGATTAAACAGGGATTTTTAGTTCCGCTGCGCTACCTCGATAAATCAATTTTTGCTCACAATCAAATTCCAACAAACATTTCTAAATCTGATTTTAATATGGATAAGTGGGAAGAAATGTTGGCTGGTTTTAAGGATAATGTTTTGGAATCAGTTTTCTTTGGAATGGAGTTATCCACATCGGTTTTAGTCTTTTGTTCTTCAGTGGTTCAGGCCGAGTGGTTAGCTAAGGTTGTTCCAAATTCTGCGGTAGTTTCTGCTAAAACTCCTAAAAAAGAAAGGGCGGAAATTGTGGATAACTTCAAATCAGGTAAGCTCCAAACAATTTTTAATGTTGGTGTTTTTACTATTGGTTTTGACCACCCTGCCCTTGGAGCCATTGTTTTATTGAGGCCCACTCGTTCAATTGCTCTTTACTATCAAATGCTGGGTCGAGGAGTTCGTCCTTATCCTGGTAAAAAAACTTGCTATGTAATTGACATGTCTGGGACTGTTAAATCTCTTGGAAGAATAGAAACAATTAAATTAGTGAAGAATCAAATGTGGGAACTGGAGTCAGAAAAAGGCAGCTGGCACAATAAACCTCTTTACAGTTTTGCTATTAAAAAATGATGGTGTACTTGACTTTATTGTTTATTGGACTTAAATTTTAATTATGGATATGAAAAACAATTCAATGGCCGATATGGGTAGAATGGTCAAAAAAGATGGTCCTTGTTGCGGTGAGGCTTCGCCAGAGAAAGTTGAAATGGAACCAAAATATCCCGAACTTAGAGATTTGGATATTAAAAAATTACCAGAACTTCAGTCCTTAACTATTGGCCAGGAAGTTATCTTAACTGCCAAATGTAAATTAAGTGAATTGGAAATGCGCGAAGGGGAAGATGATGGTTGGTTTCCAAAAAATAATGCTTCGTTGACAATTATTGCTGCCAAAGTTACTCCTGTTCAGGAAAAAATAAGCAACAATGTTGAGGCCGACGATACTGATTTACCAGAAAAAGGTGGAAAAAGTTTATTTGATTCCATCAATACTGGAGAAGACGATGTTGAAGATTAAAAAAATTGACCGAGAAAATTTTAGTTGGGGAATTTTTGATGAAGAGAAAAAAGAATTTGTGAAAGTTTTTGAAACAAAAGCTGAGGCAAAAGAATATCTCAAAAGTAAGAAATAATTTATTCTATATTTCCTTCAAATTTATCTTTTACTGCGTAGTGTGGGTGTCGGTAAACCTTTTTCCCAACGTGTCCAAGTTCAAAGGTTGGGTCACAATAAATTTTCATACCAGCTTGTCGGACTTTCATACAGAAAGAAATATCGTCTCCCAATTCATTTTTAGGGAAAGGAACTTCTTTTAATCCGAAATCTTTTGGATTTGGGTAATAGAAAAATGGAGGGTCAAGTTTTTGGAAAACTCTCATATTTATGAGCATAAAGCCAGTTCCGAGTCCGTCGACTTCAAATGGTTTATCGAAGGTAGGAATCTTTTCAATGTCGTGGAGAACCTTAAACCCTTCTTTGTCGGTAATAATTTCTTTAATGATATTTTTTGTTTCGTCGTAGCGGCTGACATAAAGGCCACCAATAACGTCGGCGTCAAGTTCTAGGCTGTGCTTAACTAAATTATTGAAAGCTATTGGGGCAAAGCTCATATCAGCGTCAATAAACATTAAGAAATTGGCTCCTAAATCAACAGCGTCGTAAACAAAACAATTTCTAGCAGTGTGGATATAGGTTGATTTTTTATATTTGGTAGCATGGACAAAATCTGTTTCTCCTTCAAGTTTCTTTAATGAGATTATCGTTTCAAAAGCTGGGTCATCAAAAGAGGGAACTGCGATTAGAATTTTTGGTGTCATATAAAATAAATATACTTGGAATGTTTCACATTGTCAATAATTGTGCTAGGATTATTTAATGGCAAAGCATGGGGTAGCTGGGATTAAAGAACAGCCCAAACAACAAGAAAAAATAATCTATTATCCTGAGGTCGGAAATCCAAAAGTTCCTGAGTTGGAAGAATTTGTAAAAAAATATCTTCCTGACCGATTGGAGATGAATTGGCACCACCAGTTTTTTTACGACATTCTTTCAAATAAAGTTATTCAAAAGAGTGATGGTCTTTTTTATTTGAATGATGAAGAGAAAATTAACAAGGAAATTGTTACCGTCGCTCCTCGTTTCCACGCTAAGTCACAAGTATTTACAAGGAATTATCCACTTTGGGAAATTTATAAAAACCCTAACGTTAGGATAATTATAGTTTCTGCTAATGAAGATATTGCAGTTTCTTTTAACCGCGCCATTATAAACCAACTAGAAAATAACCAAGCCCTTATTGATGGATTTGGTTTTTTGGTTCCTGAATATCCAAAGCGCTGGGGTGAAAAGGCAATGATTGTAAATCGTTCTTCAATGGAGAAAGACCCTACAATTGCAGCTATTGGTCTTGGCGGCAAGATGATTTCCAAGCGTGCTGATATTATTATCGCCGATGATATTATTGACCTTGAAACCGCCAGGACTCCGAGAAT